CCTACATAAAAATGCTAAGTCTTCTATTTCGCCACCAACTTGTGCGTAACCAGGAAAAGGCATTGTTACCTTAAACTGATTGGCTCTTGCGCCGCCGCCAGCAAGTTTAGCTTTGAAGTCGTTAATATTTGGCATATTTTATTCTCCTCTACTATTAGCCAGCGACCTCTTCAAAGGCCACTCCTGTTCTGGTTGCTACAAATGATAATGTGATAAAGTTGATACTTCTAGCAGGCTTCACAAAGATTTCTGCTATAAATTCATTTCTATCAATTACATCACCTGTATTGTTAGTGTCATCACATACTACTAAAAAGTCAGTAATACCTCGTCTACCTTGTACCTCTCGTAAGAATGGTTCAATGATGTTTCTAAAGTTTGCTCTAGTAAACTCATCATTAAATTCAAACAATTGGAACTTAGCAGCTGTTGATATTGCTTTCTCTAGTGTAATAAACAATCTTCTTACATTGATTCTATCAAACGCTGAAGGCGAAGATAATCCAGTTTTGTCACCGAATAATACCGTACCTTGTCCTGGGAAAGTTGCCACAGGATTTACTCTAGCTTGATATAAGTCATCTCTTTGTGTTTTAGATGGATTGTAAGCAAGTTTTACAGCGCCTCTTACAACACCTCTATTCAAACCTGCTGGAGAAAACCAGCTGTCTGCTATAAGGTCTGTACGAGCAGCTAAACCTGCTGTGTCACCATTTAATGGCACAAATCTGTAAACATCATTAAATCTGTCATACATTTGTTTATAACCTGAGTCAAAAACTACGTATGAAGATGATCTAATGTTGTCAAAGAAGTCAATTACATTATTAGTTTGTGTATTTGAGTTTGTTATACCTACAACGTCTGATCTTTGTGGTGAAGCAAACACGACACAATCTTTTCTATTTTCCGCAATAGTAATAAGATTGTCAACGTGTGCTGTTGAACCACTTGGACCAGCAATGATTAAACCAACATCAACTGTATCGGCGTCACTAAACTTCTCATAAGCGTCCTGAAGTTGTCCGTCTGAAACTGTTGAACCGTCAGCACCACCCGAAAGTGATGATAAAGTTGGTGTGTCAACTGCTGTAAATGTTGTTGAAGCTGCGTTTGAACCCCAGTTAGTACCAGCCGTTGGCCAGTCAACCCAATAAACGTGTTGAGATTTATTTCTAATTACTGTTGGTAAGTAGTTTATATCTCCTTGTGGAGTTAAAGCGTCAGCCGCTTTTGATAATTTAGAAAATGTTTCAATTATTTGTCCTGGAACGCCTGTAATACCGCCGTCTTCATCAACGACTACAACGTGTATTTCATCTCCTGAGCCTGATCTGTCAGACACATAAGCTGATGTTCCTGGTGCTCCGCCATCAACGGCGTCAGCATATCTCCATTTTCTTTTGATTCTGCTATTGTCTGCTACTATTCGTTTTAGACCGCCTGAACCTCTTGGATGTTGTACAATTGTTACAACATTTGTTCCTGTATTTAGAGCTGTTACTCTGTATAATTCGCCATCATCAAAATCAGTAGTTGAAGCAGTTGTACTAAATTGGATTATATCTCCAACATTTATTACATTACTTGCTAAGTCAACGTCATCAACCGTAACGGTTGTGTCGCCAACAGCGCCTGCTGAGGCTACCGAGTTTCCAACAGCCAACTCTTGTGAGTAAGCTGTAGCACTAGGACATACAGAGACTAGTAAGTTATTACCGTGAGCTCCTGCTGTTCTAGCAACATAGTTAGCACCGCCAAAGATTTCTCCACCAGCATAGTTAGCGTCATAATCATCAATATTTTTGATTAAGAAACTAGAGCCGGAGTCGTTAGCATTAGCGTGTGATGTTTGGGTAGCTCGTACTACTCTTAACGAGTTAGAGTAAGCTAAGAAGTTGGCAGCGCTGAAAAAATGCTCAAAGTTATTTGAGTCAGGTTTTCCAAACGTGTCAACTAATTCAGCTTCACTAGATATAGAAACAACCTGATCTAAAGGTCCTTTTCTAAATTCACCAGCAAAAGCACCAATTGATGTTGATACTGCCGGTATAATTCTAGTTAAATCTCTTTCTTGTACGAGAACACCTGGTGATACTTGAAATGCCATAGGTTTATTCTCCTCTTAATTAGCTAATTTACCTTGTTTATAGTATTCAAAATTCGTATTATTCATACGCCCATAGTCAAATGTCATCTTGTAGATATTTATAATAACCTTAAATTACATACCTTTTCGTACTACGGGGTGCCACACGTCACCATATTCATCAACTGTCGTTTCTTCGTGTTCATTGATACCGTCATCTAAAAAACCAAAAGGCGCTATATCTTGTTCTATTAAATTCTGTTGTTCCTGATACATTTTAAGTCTAGCATTTGTATTAGTCAATTCTTTAAAATAAGGTTGATTAGATAGCCAACCAAACATAACCAAACACATCATTAAATCGTCATTTGCCCCATCTTCGGCCTGCCAACTTTGACCTCTTTTAGCAAAGGTTGACATTTCTTCTATGATCTTAAATGAGTTAATAATTAACTTATCACCCTCAACTAAAGTCTTTATATTAGCACAACCAATTCTTTTTATCTGTTTTGTCATACGAACACCCATAGATGAACCTCTACCACTAAACATAGCACCTAAAACTTGGCCAGCTCTACCTTTTTGAGTAGTCATTAATATATTATCATATTCTATTTCATATTGTAAAGCTTCAGCAATCTGTTGACCTATATCATTTACTTCGGTTAATATATGAGCGTGATTATAACCTTTACATACCTGATCTATAATATTAGGAAAGACAAAAGGTTTTACTTCATTGTTTTTATAAATGGCCACAACCTTAAATGGCATTTTAGTTACATCAAAAACAACAAAGGCTGAGTAATCTTTATCAACACCTCTGGACACATCAACTGTAGCAACATAAGTATGATCTTTTTTAGGTGCCTCATACATTTCAATACTACCAGATGTTTTCATAGGGTTGCTATATGCCATTGTTTTAATTTTTGCTGGGCTAATAAGGGTATTAACAGAACCTAAAAACTCACACTCAAACTCTTGTTGGAATTGTTCTTCACTTGTGTTTCTTATTGTTTGTTCTTTCCAGTTTTCATCTCTACCTGGCACCTCTGACCAATGAACCTCGATTGGTATATAATCATTTCTTTTATTTTCAGCGTCAACCCATAATTTATAAAACTGATTCATACCATAAGGTGTAGATACAATAATCATTTTTGTTTTTTGACCAGCAGAGATTGTAGGATATACTGAACTAAAAAACATTTCTGCTATGTTTGTAGGTACGAAAGCAAACTCATCTAAAAATATAATATTATATGAACCACCTCGAATAGCACTTGATGACGTGGCAGCTGCTACAATGGTTGATTTGTTTTCTAATTCTATATTACCTTTATTCCAGTTTATAACACCTTGTTGTAACCACTTTGGTAAATTTTCATATGCTAATTGTAATCTACTTAATATATCTCTAGCAGTAGATGATTTATTGGCAAGTAAAGCAATATTTGAATTAGGATTAAATAAGGCATAGTGTAATAGATATGAAATGGTCGTTGTTGATTTACCTGATTGTCTTGGTAGTTTACATATTGTAAATCTATTGTTGTGTATAGTTTCAACTATCTTTTTTTGAAAGTCGTACATCTTAAAATGTATAAGACCCTCATCTAAAGAAACAATTTGAATATACTTTTCCATAAAATATAATGGATCGTTAGCACACTTTTGATATTCTAAAATTTGTTCTTTGGTAAACTCAACAGGTGTGTTAACTTTTTTTAAATTAGGATTACCTAGATATGCGTCTGTACTCATAAAATTACACCCTCAATGTGTGTGTAACCTAATTTTTTAGCTGCTGTCACTCTCTGATTGCCTTTCCAAACACCATATTCTCTTTCTCTATAAATTTTACCATTTGCTCCGTATCTAACTGTTTTAGATTTTGTGTATTTTTTTATTTGAATAGGGTCTATCATTTCAGCACCCTTTAAAATATCTTCAGCTCCATTAACTAATTTAGAATTGTTATTAGTATAATACAGATTATAATTTAGATCGCTAATCTTAAATATCTGTTTTTTTGGGTGTGATGTCTTTGCCTTCAAAACTTTCATTTTCTTTTTTCCGTTCTACGTTAGTCTCAACAGTTTTTTTGTTTAACATTTTTTGTAAATCTGCTGTTGAGCCTACAAACAAGGCATTTTTTATATTAGCGTTTGCTGACTTAGGTAATTGTTTTAACTCTTTTAATTTGGCTTGTAAATCTTGTAACTTATCTACGGTATCAGCAACATTTTTAATACCAGCTAATGCTACCTCGTATGCTCTAGGATGTTGGCCTTCTTTTGCCACGTCTAATATACCTTGTATGGCTTCTTGGCCTCTTTCAATTAAGTTATAGTAATTTTCTCTACTATACTTGTAATCGTTATCAACGTCTTCTTTTTGTTTGTCCTCTTTACGAGGTACTAAAGGTTTAAATTCTTTATCTACCTTTTCTATTTCTTTTTCAATGCCAAGTATTTCGTTGACTTTTTCTTCTAGTTTACTCATAAAGCTATTTATTAAATTAAAGTTTAAAACCTTTGAAATAAGCAGGTAAACCTAAATGTGGTCGGCCATCAAATAAATTTTTATCAGCGTCTTTTGATTTAACATCATTATAATGTAAAAACACCTGAGCACAATCTTTTCCTATAAATGTCTCACGCCAATGTTCAAGTATCATACCTTTATAAACTAACATATCACCTGGATTTAAAATTACCTTTGTGCCTTTATTATCTGTTGATACTTGGTAATTAGTATTTGTCTTTGGATCAATGTCATCAGGAACACCTACATTTTTCTTTGCCTCTAAATAAATTGGCCATTCATCACCACCTAAATTCATTGTCGTTGAAATCTCACAACTAAATCTATCTTTATGTCTTTCCAACACATCACCCATTTTATAGATACGAGCATATGAATAAGTAGGGTTTAATTTTAGTCCAGTAATTTTTTCCATTTTAGGTTGAACAGCTAGTAATAAAGTTTCCATTACAGTATCAGCATAATGTGAATATGTTTCTGGTACTTGTTTATCATTCCACACACCAAAGTTTTCTGTAAACGGAGAAATATAACGAGTGTCAAACATTGTCTTTGCCACTTGTCTTTTCATCAAAAAATAATTATAAATGAACCTTGCTAACTCTTTACTAATAGCTTCTTTAATTATAAAAAAATGATTTTTTTTAAATGTCGCTTTCATTAATTTTTACCTTTTGTTGAATTAACAATAATATTTCTTACCGCTTGTAAATTAAAGTGAATAAATCTAAATGGCTCAATTCCCATATCTACAGCAAATTCGTGTGGTACATAACCAGGGAAAAAAATTAATGTTCCTGGTTT